ACTTGTTGGTTTTCTTTGCTGAGTCTTGATTTAGCCGTCTTAGCTTTAATAATGTTTCCAACAACTTCTGTCTTATCCTTTTCCTTTTTTTTGCCGAGATAAATGATTGTAGACGCGGCATACTTGAGGCCACTGCCTCCTCCCATTTCTTTAGTTGGGACATAAGATCCGATAACATCGTAAGTGTGATTTGTAACTATAAGTGGAATATTTGCTTGACCAAGTTTTAATGTTAGCATACGAAATGCTCCCTTGACAAGTTGAGATTTGGTCATATCTCTTACTTGTTTATCATCTAATGCATCTCTTATTTCTTTTTCTGTTGAGAGCATACCTAAAGAGTCTAACACAAACATACAAGGTTTGCGATCCTCTTCAGATGTCTTAAGGTATATATCTACTGCTCTCAGTGCTTTGCTTCTAAACTCTTCTATTGTTACGACATTCACAACAACCAACCGTGTCGTATCAACTCCACGAGACTCCAGTAATCCTTTATTGACTGCTGCTTCAGTGTCAAAATAGAGACAATACCCATCAGGGTTAGTGTCCAAAAAGTTCTTGACAACAGCAAGAGAGAAAAAAGTTTTACCAGTGCTCGACTCACCAGCGATAGCAGTAATGCGATTGCTAGAAACCCCGCCAAAAATAGACCCACTAATGAGTCCATTAAAAATGTAGGATCCTGTGTCAATGAATCTTTCAGTTTCATCAATCTCTGACGCAAGCTGCGTATATTCATCTCCTATCTCTTTTACTATCTCTTTTAAAAAATCCATAATTAAGTTGCTGCCTTATAATTTAAGTTTAGCACAAAACGTGCTTTTTCGTCAGTGCATGTTGAACCTGAATGTCTTATATTGGATGGAAAAGTAATTAAACGATTTGCAACACTTTTCACATATCCACCAGATTCAAAAGATGTCTGTCCATCATTATCATTAAAATAAAATATAGAAGTAGTACAATCTTCATAGTCTATATGAAATCCTCCCACTCTTACTTCATCAGATTTTGTTCTTAGATTTGCTTTAACTCTTATCCACTCAGAAGCAGGTATTCTTCCCATAAAGGGTTGTAAGTAAGACATGTAGTTTGATACAACTCCACGATCTGGAAGTAAGAACACATGTTGGAATTGATAATCATCGGGATGATCTCCTTCCTTATTTACATATGGATTATAAAACCAATGTAATTCATGTGTAAACCATTTATGTACTTGAATGAATTCTTCTGGAGGTAAAAAATTATCAACTACATCAATTTGAGTTAATAATGGTTCCCAAAGATTAACTCCATAATGAGATGTCATAATTTATTTTTCTATCTTATGATAGACTTCAACATAAGATTCACAAGTTGGGCATGATAAGTTTGTGACTATATCATACTCCATTTCTTCATAATCGTCAAGATCATGGTCTCCACCCCAAATTAATTCGGTATTACAATGCCAACAATTCATTATTCAAAAGGTAAATGTGGTCTATTAAATTTTATTCTAAACTTACTAAGAAGTCTATCAAGAGCAAAGTCTCCTCCACCATAGCATAAGACACAGAATGCTCCCCCAAAGTATAGCACAAGAAGTTCTAAAAGATATATGTTAAAACCTGCTGTAGCGATAGCATGATATATTGCAACTGTTATAGTTCCTACGACTGCTAATGCACCAAACCTGGTGAACAATCCAAGAATTAATAACCAACTACCATAGATCTCAGAGTATGCTGCTATGTATGATGATATTATTGGAAATGGTAATCCGATAGGTCTTACAAATGCATCAGCAAAATTCTGTATGTCTGCTGTTTTTTCATAACCATGATGAATCAGCATAGTTCCTATTGATATTCTTAGAATCAATAATCCAAATGATTTAATCATAAATTTCCTCAAGTAAAAATATACTATAATATTCTAAATTTTCTGATTTAAATGCTATAGTTGCTTCTGCATTTTCTTGTCTGTCAACTATAGAAACTATACGTTTTACAACGTAACCTGCATCTCTCAAACGTTTTACTGCTTTGATAGATGAACCTCCTGTAGTTACTACATCTTCAAGGACAGTTACTTCAGTTCCCTCTGGGAATGTGGGACCTTCAATATATTCATCAGTACCATGTCCTTTTGATTCTTTACGAACTATAAGTGCATCAACAATTCTATTATCTAATCCAGATACAACTGCTACTCCAGATACTAAAGGATCAGCTCCAAGAGTAAGTCCTGCTACCACTGGTGTATTTACATGTTCTAGTAACATAATAGAAGCAAGAGTTAATCCACGAGCACTTAATATAACTGGTTTACAGTTTACATAATGTTCTGATTTTTTACCAGAAGAAAGAGTAAACTCACCTTTACGATAACCTTTCTCTTTAATTAAACTTAGAAGTTCTTCTTTCATATTCCTAATAATTTACGTTGTCTTTCAAAATAACCATGAAGTATCCATGAACTACTATTCATTTTATCTTCACCACCAATCCCAAATTCAAATTGAACTCTAGAATCATTTCCAAAACCTTCAATCTCAGGTGTGTTTCCTTTCTTTCTATCTCCACCATTGCAAAAAACAACTGTGTTAGAAATATCTAAACACTTAGCAATAGCACCACAGGCAGATTCATCACTATCATCCCAAGAGACGACAGCATCTACCATATCAAGATGTCTAATAATATCTGCTCTTTCTGCCCACGATTGAAAATATTGATTTTTCTTTCTGGTTAACCATTCATTGCTGTTAAGACCAACAACCAAATAATTAGAAAGATCTTTAGCTCTTTTAAAATATGCTATATGTCCACTGTGAATAGGATCAAATCCACCAGTAACTAAACTCACTTTATCAAAAAACATTAGATTACATACCCTTTATCTCTTAGTATTCTCTTATAAGGTCCATCAGGATTTAAATCTCTGACTTCTTTTACTTCTTTCAATAGATGATACAATCTTGCATCTCCTCCAAGAGAAAGTGCATTTACGATTGTTTCTAAATCTTTGTCATTAATAGGTAAATCCATTAGGAAAAAAATGATTCTAAGGTAATTTTCTTTTCGACTTCCCAACCAATCGCATCCAAAATTGCTTTTAAAGGATATACAAAACTTTTTTCAAATTGTAATTCATAATCAATATATTGCGATAAACCAAACTCCGTAGGGAAATCTTGAATGAATGATAATACATTCTCTTGTATGATATTTGGTTTCTTTAAATAGAGGAACTTAACCTTCTCTCCATTTTCAATAGCAGAATACTTATTCGTCAACTTTTTCTTCTTAAGATAAAAGTTAAACAGTAATGCACCCCGTATATGTATAGGAGTTCCTTTTACATAAATGTCAGATGATGATTTATACTTCCTGATATTAGAAGCAGTTCGGGGAAATGCAATCTGTTCTGGTGGGAGAGATCTAAATTCCTTTCTAGCATTTTCAATAAAATCTATAACTTCATCTTCAGTGCCACTCATCATTAATTTAAGTGCGTCTTTAATCATTTTGCGACAAGGTGCAGGTGTAGATGATTTAACTGCTTCAATACCCATCATCTTGAGTTTTGGTTCTTCATATCTTACTCCTTCGCTGTCCCACACATTTAAAATATATCTTTTCTTTGCTGTCCATATTCCACGTTCTGCGATATTCTCCCTTTTCATGAACATCTTTTGATCATATGCATTTACGTAGTTGGCCAACGTTTCATAAGAATTCGTAATATATTTTTCAAGTTCCACCTCACAGATCTTATTAAGGAACGAAACAATGCCCTCAGTAGTTTTCTCTCTGCCCTCGTATACACGTTCCACCAAAGGACCAAGGTTAAGATAGATAGAATCAGTATCTGAAGCAATAACATAATCTTCATTCTCCGTTTTTAGTAATTTGTTTAGGTATATGTTCATGCGGTTTTCTATCCAACGAATAGAAACCTGCCCTGATAAGGTAATTGCTTCCGCATTTGCTAATTTATAATATCGGAAGTATTGATTACCAATCGCACCATAGGCAGAGTTGAGTTGAATCTTTCTTGCCATCTGGATATTATTACATCTTGCAATTTCCTTTTCAAGAGTTTTAGTAGGAGTTTTTTGGTATTGTTGTTTTGCAACAATCATTTTCTTTTTATAAACTGTTCGATCTTTGTATATCTTTTCCATAATCTCTGGTAAGAATCCACGAACGTCCTTTCGATACATTGCACCATTTGCACAAACAGCACTATCTTTGTACAGTTCAAAGTTTATATCTTCATCAAGTATCTTATCAACTGTAACCGATGGGTGTCTTTGATCTAATAAAGTTTCTGGTGAAATATTATATTGCATGATCAAGTGTGGGTATAGACTATTCAAGTCAAATGAAACCACCCAATCATACTTACCAGGTATTGGTTCTTTAACATATGCACCTGCATACTTTGCATCTTTATCTGATCTTGCTTTTGGAGGAATTACAATATTTCTTTGTTTAAGATAATTGTATATGATAGTATCCCACATACGAACTTGATAAAAAACATCTACAAAGTTTACCTTTGCGTCGAGTGCCATTGTAACAGCAAGCTCAATAAGTTTCATCTTGTCTTCTAATCTGTCAACAAGTTCCACGTCAATGATATTGTATTCTACAAACTTCTGCCAACCTTTTGTATAGAAGTCTTTGAATGTATCAAACTCTGAGTGGTCAAGTTTCTTTTGTCCAAGTTCTACACTAGCAATATGATCTAATCTATATGATTCTTGATTAGTATAAGTAAACTTCTTATAAAGATCCAAATAATCAAGTTGAGTTATACCACCCACATCATATGAAATATTTTTACGACCTTGAATATAAACCTCATCTTCTGTTACTAAACCCCAAGGAGAAAAACGTTTCATTAGTTTCTCACCCAATACACGATCTAATCTACGACAGATATATGGAATATCATATAGTTGAATATTCCAACCAGTAACAACCTCTGGTGTATTTTCTTCTATCATCCACCAATTAATGAATGCATTTAGAAGTTCATACTCTGAACCAAATTGTTTATATGTTACGTTCTCTTGTGTATTATTAAAAGGACCTTGCCCCCAAGTAATAATCTTTTTAGTCGTATAATCTTGTATTGTAATTAATAATATTTCTTGAGATGCAGATTCTACATCTGGGAATCCATTCTCAGACTTAACCTCAATATCCAATGAGAATAATTTAATTTTACTAATATCAAACTTTATTTCTGCTTCTGGATATTTCTCTGAAATGTATTGATAGATGTATCTATCATTTCCATAGATATTAAAATTTTCAACACCATCATACTTCTTGATAAATTCACGACAATCGCGAACAGTACCAGGTTCTACAGATTCAACATAGTCACCATCCAGTGTTTTTTGTTTTGTTCTTTTTTTAGAGGGAACAAAAAGGGTTGGATAAAACTTCTCTCTGATTGCGAAATGTTTTCCATTCTCGTAACCACGAACTAAGAAGTTGTCTCCAACCATCTGGACGTTAGTATAAAAACGCATTATTTTGTTAGTTCAAGATACTGATCAATAATTTCTTGTTTGGGTTCTACCATTGTTAGTATATCATCTGATCTAAGCATCATCTCAGTTTGCCCTGCAAAATCTGGCCAAGGTGTTAGACCCGCATCCTTATCATATTGATATGGATTTTTTATTTTACAATCAGGTTCTCCCAATTCTGCTTGAATTTCTTCTACTTCACAGATGACGACATTATCAACTTTCAGTAGAAGTCCCTTTACTTTCTTGTTTTGCGAGCTCATTTAATCGATCCTCATACATTTTTTTAACAGATTCTAATGGTTCAACAACAGTTACTACCCAATCTGGTTTAATTGGAATCGATTTATCAGCAGACAAAAGAATCCAAGGAGATAAAGTAATCTCAACTGAAGCATCATTAGTTTGTACATCTTCCGTTAGAAGAAGGGGTTTTTGACTAATAATTTTAAAAGGATTAGTAAGAAGATATCCTACAATCTTTTGTTGCTTATCATCTTCGCCCATTACTAACTCTTTTGCATCAGAGATTATCTGATCTCCTGATTTTAATAAGACTAGTTTGATTGACATTTTTTGATGTTAATTAAGATGGTAGATTCCTATAGCCGCTTATCCTGAACCTACCAAAGGGGATAACCGCAGCCAGTATTTCTCTGACAAATATATTATAGCATAAAAAAAGGGATCGTCAAGATCCCTTTATATTTTTATTTAGAGGTACTCTTTACGAGCATGATGCTCTGGAACTATCTTACCTAATTCAACAGTAAGAAGACCATCTTCAAAAGTAACTTTTGTGATCTCTACATCATCAGATAGTTGCCAAGATCTTTCAAATGATCTTTGTGCCATACCACGATGTACATATTCAGACTCTTTCTTTTCGTCTTTCTTACCTTCTACATGCAGTTTACCATGTTCGGTGTAAACTTTAACTTCTTTCTTTTTAAATCCTGCTAGTGCAATCTCTAAACTTGATTCATGATTGCTATGTTGCACAATATTGTATGGTGGGTAAGTTTGTGCTGTTGTTCCCCAGACCTGATTGATATAATCGTCTAGTCCAATACTGTTCTTTGTAATCTTATCCATTAATTCTGAAAGATTACTTGCAGTATACCTTTGTATGTTGCCCATGTTTCTCCTTAAGTAAGCGAGTGTAAATTGTGAATCCTTTCGGCATTCTCAATTATTTAACAATACACTACCACTTTTCCATCACTATTTCTATGGTATTATCAACATCTTTCTGTTCGGTTGTTACATTAAATCCTTTTGCCTGTGCGGTTTCTACTACAGCACATCTTGCATATGCCTGAGTTACTTTTTGTAAGAATCTTTCGATAGGAAATGTTTCGTGCCAAGTATCAACTTCAGTAATTAATTCAAATACTCCATCATCATTAATCTTGAATCCAGCTGTCATAGGTCTCATTACTTCCAGACTTGTATCATACTTAGTTACTCCTATTTCAACTTGAACTTCTTCGTGTTGATGATTAGAAGGATTTTTCAACAATACATTTTCTGTTCCAGTATATCCAATACTATGCAATGCTTTGATTAAAAAATCTTTATCCTTCAGTTTCGTTTTGATGTTGGTGAAGTGAGACATTTTGTTTCTGATAATATTCTGGTTTTAATTCTCTAGACTTAACATTACCTAGAGTATCTTCTATTTCTTTTGTAATATCTATACAAGTATCATTTGTTACTCCTTGAACTTCTTCAGTAACATTACCGTCTTGGTCTATACGAAAAATAATTCTTTGCATTTTATAACTCCATTAATCTTAAAAAGGTATCTCTATGATCCTTTACATGGTATGCATAACCACCCATATCTTTGACTGCTTTTGCTAAAGGATAATCGTTCTCTCCCTCGTGCATCATATCTCCAAAGAAATGTATCTCATCACTAGAATCAAAATCTCTGAGTATCTGACTCTTATCTACATTTGATATATCAAGACCAGTTTGACCTCCTATCTGAACATTTAGTTCTGGGAATCTATCTTTTAATCTATTTGCAATATCTGCTCTCTCATTAGTAACATGATCATGTTCGACATACATTTGCCTTTCATCTAAATCATTTTCTCCTCTACCAAGAATACTAAAATTAATTCCGCCAGGTCTTGTTTCAATATGTTTACCAGTTCTTATTGGAAACTGACTATGATCTAATTCGTCTTGTAAAAATGATTTTACTTCCTCTGGTAATACCCAATCGGATCTATAAACATTATTACTCTGTTCATATACATCGCTACCAGAACAATTATAAACTCGTTGACACTTATTACAAAGTTCTTCTCCAAGTTGTTCTATTGTCTTATCTTTATCGCTACCTGTAACAATATACATTTGGCAATTTGAAGCGAATGCCAAAAGATAACTTAAAAAATCAGATTCGATTACTTGTCTGCTTGGTGTTAGAGTACCATCAACATCAAAAATATATCTTTTCATTTACTCCATATAAAAAAAAATAAGACCATCTGCCCACTCGTAGAGTTGCATCTTAGGTCTAAAAAAGGGGGGAGGTTGGATTCCTGTGTACCAACAAAGAATGGGCATTACTACAGAGTAAATACATCCTTGCCTGAGACCCGACTGGTTGAGTCGATTCTGCTTTCGCAGCAGCACCACCTGTGTCTCATCACCTTAACCAGCGATTGCCAGTAAGTTTATTCAGTCACTCCCTATGTTGCGTCCAACAAATATAATATAGCAACAAATTAAGAAAGTGTCAACCCCTATAAACCTTAAGAAATTATTAACTTAAACTTCTTCTGCTTTTTTCTTCTTACTGCCTATATTGTATTTTGTCTCAAGTATCCAGTCTCCTTTGTCTTTATATGCTAATACTTTAATTTGATTTAAAGGTGCAATATCTTGTATTCTATCAGTATCTACAATACCAACTAACCCCCAATCAGCAAGAAGTTGTGCAATACGATTTCTTCTTTGAACATCATTGGAAGTTAAGTTAGCATGTTTCCCATCAAGAGCAAAGAGTTCTTTAAAATGAACAAGGTAATATCTTCCCTGCTTATGCAGTATATGACATGATTGATATATCTTCTTTTCTTTTCTCGATGCTACTCCAATACGAGTCAACGTTTCTCTAACTTTCAAAAAATCATCGGGTTCATTGAGTAAGACTTCTACCATCCTCTCTGGCGACCACGTCACTTCAGGTTCTCTAACAACACTCATCGTTTTCCTCCAGTTTCAAATTTAGATTTTATAAAATCAAGTTGTTCTTGTGTTAGAATTCTCAAAGCTTGTTTTGCCTTTTCGTTACTATAACCATAATAACGTTTTACCAAGTCAAGATCTTTGATCGTATCTTTACGGAGCCAAGGAGAGTATCTCTTCTTAGTTCTGAGTGTATTTAGTAAAAAATCATATTGAAGCTTCTTTTGCAATAAAGGGTTCATATTCATCTCATTTGCAAACATAATTGCATCAAGATGACCAGAGAAACAACGATTGATAATATAGGCAGGATAGTCTTTTTCTAGAGATGGATCTTCGTCTATTATATTTTTCTTTGATAGATTTATTGAATTTAACCAGTCTTTTAATTCAGTGCTCATATTTTTTTAATTCAAGTGTAACTTTATCTAATAGATCCTGATGATAATCATACCACATTTTTGAATGGAATGGCACATCTCCTCTCTCTTGATATGGAATATAAGATCTTAAAAAAGATAATTGATTCTTTAACATTTTCAATTGATCATAATCTAACTCTATCACGCAGTAATCTCCACTGTACAAGAACAAACAAGATTTCTATCTCCATAAACATTATCAATTCTTGAAACTGCTGGCCAGAACTTACGTTTAGGGTTATTAGGAAATACTGCTTCCTCTCTTGTATATGCATGATCCCATTGACCACATACTTCTGATTCTGTATGTGGAGCATTCTTGACAATATCTGGGATAGTATATATCTCTCTTTTTATTTTTTCCATAGCATCTACAAATCTTTGAAGTTCATCTAATGATTCTGATTCAGTTGGTTCAACCATCATAGTATTTGCTACTGGCCATGATAAAGTAGGAGCATGAAAACCATAATCCATAAGTCTCTTTGCTACATCTTCTGCGGTAACAGGAAGAGTACGACAATCAAAAATACATTCATGTGCAACACGACCATTCTCTGCTTTGTATAGCACTTTAAAGGATGGATCTATTTTGTAAGACAACCAGTTTGCACTTAAAAGAGATATTTCACTTGCTTTTCTTAATCCATCTGCACCCATCATTCTAATATACATCCAACTGATAGGTAGTATAGATGCACTACCTTGCTCTGCTGCTGATACCTGATGTGTAACAAAAGGTGTCAAATGTTTTGCAACCCCAATAGGACCAACACCTGGACCGCCCCCACCATGAGGGATACAAAATGTTTTATGCAAATTCAGATGGCATACATCAGCACCATACTCACATGGTTTTGCTAGACATACTTGTGCATTTAGATTTGCTCCATCAAGATAAACCTGACCTCCATTCTCATGAACAATTCTACAGATATCTTTAATAGTAGGTTCAAAGACACCATGAGTAGAAGGATATGTAATCATGATTGCAGCAAGTTCAAAGGTATTCATGATTGCTTTCTTCTCTAAATCTTCTAAATCAATATTTCCATCATCATCACATTTAATACCTACAATTTTCATACCTGCCATAATAGCACTGGCAGGATTGGTTCCATGTGCACTTGTAGGAATTAAACATACGTTTCTCTTTGTATCTCCACGACTTTTATGATATTCTTGTATTGCAAGCAAACCTGCATACTCTCCCTGTGATCCTGCATTTGGTTGTAATGATATTGAATCAAATCCAGTAATCTCGCACAACCATCCTTTTAGATCATTGATTATGATATCGTATCCTTCTACTTGATCTTTAGGTACAAATGGATGTATGTTTGCAAACTCTGGCCATGATACAGGCATCAGTTCTGATGCTGCATTTAATTTCATAGTACAACTACCTAATGGCATCATACCATGTATCAATGAATAATCTTTTGCTACTAATTCATTAATATATCTCATCATATTAGTTTCGCTATGATACTTATTGAATACATCTTGTTCTAACCAATCCTTTTTTCTTGTAGGTATATCCTTCCATACATAACTTTTACAGGTTTCAAACACATGATTAATAGTACTTGATCTAGAATCAAAATCAAGTTGAGTTTGTACTATTTCACTAATTTCAGATAATGTGGTAAGTTCATCTATAGATAGAATCATCCAACCATCTTCATATCTGGCATTGAATTTTTTACTTAAAGAAATAAAAGAATCCATATCGGTCTCTACTCTGATAGTATCAAAACCCTCATAATCATCAACATTCTTATTACACCATCTTAATGCTGTTTTTAACGTCTCTCTATATCTTAATATTCTATTTGATATTCTTTTCAGACCTTCCGCACCGTGGTAAGCAGCATAAAAACCTGCCATATTTGCGAGGAGTGCTTGAGCAGTGCATATATTGGATGTTGCTTTGTCTCGTCTTATGTGTTGTTCCCTTGTTTGCAATGCTAGCCGTAGTGCTTTATTACCTTGGGAGTCTAGAGACTGCCCTACAATACGTCCAGGAATCTTTCGTTTATATTTCTCAGTGGTTGCAAAGAATGCTGCATGAGGTCCTCCATACCCCATAGGCACTCCAAATCGTTGCATACTGCCGACTGCGATATCAAAACCTATATCTGCTACAGGTTTCATTAAAACCTGACATAGAGGATCTACGATAGCAATCTTCATACATTTATAAACTTCTGCTAATTTTAATAATCCATCAGGATGTCTCAACTTACCATGATTATTTGGAAATTGAACTAATAACCCAAATGCATCAACAAAGAATGCCATTGGTATTGAATCATCCAAATCAAGTTTAATTATATTAATACCTAATGGTTTTGCTCTCGTTTCTAATACTTTTAATGTCTGTGGAAATATTTTATCATCAACTACAAAATCAGTTTTCTTACTACTAGCACTATGAGCAAGTATCATTGCTTCTGCAGCTGCAGTTCCTTCATCTAACAGTGATGCATTTGCTACAGGTAATCCTGTAAGTTCTGTGATTAATGTTTGAAAATTAAATAATGCTTCTAATCTACCTTGAGATATCTCTGCTTGATATGGAGTGTAAGAAGTATACCATGCAGGATTTTCTAAAACATTGCGTTGAATAACAGGTGGAACTATTGTTCCATAATATCCTTGCCCAATCAGTGATCTTTTAACTTCATTTCTTTCTGCAACTTCTTTTAATTCTGTTAGTGCTTCGTGTTCACTACATCCATCAGGTAATTTATTATCTCCTCTTAATAGGATAGAATCTGGAACTACTTGTCTTACAAGTTCATCAATGGAACTAAGTCCCAAATCAGATAACATTTTAAATTGCTCCTCTTCTGAGGGTCCTATATGACGTTGAATAAACTCTGACATAGAAATTATTTTATTGGTTAATGTAACCTTCTTTCTTTAATTTATCATAATTATAACACCCATCAAAACTAAATTCCAGTTTTGGTTGATTTGTTTTATAGTTTACTAACAATAACTCCTTTCTTTGTTTTTGTTCTCTCATATATTCTCCAACAGATCTCATAGTATAAGTCATATCAAATTCAGCTGCATTCCATTTAGAGTCAACAAAACGATCCTTAACTAATTGACTAGCATTATAACTAATCATCATATCAATATTAGAATCTTGACAATCTTTTGCGAATAGATCATGATCAAATCGTTTATGCATTTCCCCTTTCTTACCATACAAATTATCTTTTATATCATATGGAGGATCTAAGTATATAAAGATACCATCATGTAAATCATTCTTTAGTAGATATTCATATGAATATTGATTTATATTCCAACCAGATATTATTTCAGAATAACCAGGTAACTTTTCAATACCTCTCAATGAAAAATTAGAAACAGATGCCTGTTGGGAAAATGAAGAACTTTCTGTTAGTCCACTAAAAGAGCACTTATTAACAACATAAAATCTAGCAGCACGTTCTAAACTATTAATACTTTTATCGTTTACCAACTCTTTAGATTCAACAAATAATTCTCTTGCTGAATCTGGTTCTGGATAAGATGATTTAAAATCTTTTATAGCGTCTGTTAATTCGTCTCCAAATGTTTGTAACTGAATCCAAAAATTATATAATGGTTCATATAAATCATTTACTGTAATTTTAAGATGGGGATACTTTTTTGCAATATGAATTGCTACACTACCACCACCTAAAAAAGGTTCTCTAAACTCAGTATAATTTCTAAGATCTGGAAAGTATTGATCCATCTTAGTACAAGCACGAGACTTGCCACCAGGATAACGAAGTGGAGTTTTGTGTGATTTAGTCGTCATGATCGTCCCAAGGATCTGTTAAATTTTCATTAGCAAAGAATCCTTTATATACACCATATGCTGTTAACAAAACAGTAATGACTGCAATTGATATACCAAAGGTAAAATCAGGATCTAAATTAAGATGCATATTATTGTTCCTCTCCAACAGGTTTAGGTTCTTCTTGCATTATGATGTATTTTCTTTCATCAAGGACTTCATTGATGAGTTGTTTTAATTCTATTTTAAGTGCGTCCGATATAAGATTCATTTTATTAACCACCATAGGTGGGATGGCATCACGTTGTTCTTGTAATGATTTACCACCACTCTTTTCAGTTCCAAATGACATTCCTTGAGTATCAATCTTCATAATGCTTATCCTTCAATCTCCATTTGTCCTAATATTTTACGATCTGGAATTACAGGATAACCTCCACTATTTCTAGGAGATTGATATGGAGAAGAATCTTCTAACTGAGGTATAGTAATCAGTAGAGGAGTTTTTAACGATTCATCGAATGAGTCTGCCATTCTACGGAAACCATTTCCAACATAAACTTGTCCTGTTACAACTGCAATGGTTGCGGTTCCCCAGAAATAGTAATACCACCTTGATTTAACTTGTGCTTTTACTTTTGTTTTTGATACAGTCATTTGTATACTATTCTGTATATTCTATTCTACCTTATTTTTCTCTTCTTGTCTACTCTTCGCTTTTTCCCAATATCCTATGAGGGATTCTAATTCTAGAATCCTAGTCTTAGCACTATCGATTTTGTTTTGAAGATCCATTTACAGAATTAATTTTTTACTAGGTTTTTGTATCTTACCATACATCAAGTTATATTGTTCGATAATCTCTTCTTGAGGATTTGCAATGTATACAACATACCTTCTAACAACTTCAAGTTCATCCTTTTCAAGTAAAGGAGACCAAGGGGCAAATCCTATTTGTCCTTCTTGTTGTGAAGGAACTGCCACAATTGGATCTGTGATTGATATTGATTCAGAATCCTCTTTAACAAGATTGGCGATTACATCTTCGCCAGACCACATACGGATTAGTTTTACGTTCATTAGTATTCTCCAAATAGTGTAGAAATTAAAATTACTCTTCGACCTTTGCTTGGTCTTTTCATATAATGCTTTCCTGTAAAAAGAATTACATCATCTTCTTTTGGAGAATGTTTCTTATTCTCCACAATTGTTTCTCCATCAGTATCAGTTAGATAAACAATTAAATTAGAATGGGGTGTATGTGGATGATCTATATGTGGATCTGAGTATTGATGCCCTGCATCAGGATGAGTAGCATTTGCATTTGATCTCAAGAAAAAATATGGAAGATCTTTATATAGACCATTATAATCCACAAGTTCACTCATAACAATAAGATTTTGATTAGTCCATTTGGAATGAGATTCTGAATATCCGTTCAGTTCTGGTCTCTGTAAAAATACATGACTATAGAAAGGCATATTTGTTGATACATTATGTCTCCACGGAAACTCATTTGAGAGAACAAACTTTTTAAATTTTTCATAGTTTTCTGTTTTGGGATTTTCTAAAACTTGAATCACTTAAATTCACACTCAACCATGATTTCAGTTAACGCTGCCAGAAGATTAATTTCTTGATCTGCGACGAACGCAATTTGGTACTGATATTTTGCAATAATAAGGACAGCAGCAGGTATACTGCTACTGACCAAGGCACCATATAAGCTATCGTAAATGCGACGCAATAACATAGAAGTTTCATTATCCATGTTGGAAACAACCCACTTACGAACTTCCGAAAAGTTTTTTTCTTTGAGATTTTTAAGGAGATCATTTACAGCAACGTCTGAGAAAGCAGCTAATATACCAGTATCTATCTTTCCACTAACAGAATACCTCTGGCATTCATTAAGAACCCTTCTCCAATCTGGAAAATGTTTGTTTATTAATTCTACTAAAACTTTCTTATCTGCTTCTACCTTTTCTTTATCTAAAATATAAAGTAATCTTTGAAAAAACTTTGCTGCTATTTCTTGCTTCTCTTTGCCCTTAATATTGAACTCAACCACAGCACACCTTGAGTGGAGTGGTTCGAGTATTTTATTCTTGTAGTTGCACGTAAAGATGAATCTGCAATTCCCTGCGAACTCTTCAATAAACGCTCTAAGTAAGAGCTGTACATCGTTCCCTGTGTTATCTGCTTCATCAATGATGATGACCTTGTGCTTCGCCTCCGAAGACAACGATACAGTAGATGCAAAGTTTTTTGCGTTATTTCGTACCGTGTCGAGGAATCTTCCTTCATCGGATCCATTGATGACATAGAAATCTGCTCCCAGTTCGTTGCATAGTGCTTTTGCTACCGTAGTCTTACCTACACCTGGAGGTCCAGCTAGTAACATATTAGGTATTTCTCCTGTATTTAGGAAATCCTGAAATGTTTTCTTTATACTGTCTGGAAGAATGCAGTCTTCAATTGTTTGTGGTCGATATTTTTCGACCCATATAAAATCACTCATTTACACATAATATAATAAAAAGATCAATAAGTCAAATTCTTTTTCTTTTTCCTTTTAATGCTAACATTGATATTACTGTTGCTGCAATTGTGATTATACCAAATGATGCCATGCCAACTGTTGTACTGTAAAGAACATCAGTTGAAACCATTGGTTGTGCTTCCCATGTACCTGGTAACGTGTAAACAGATGGGTGCGATGCAAATAACATCATTCTTAAAATCTCCATAATTTTCTATATTTACTATGTATGATTACATTGTAACCAAAATAGGTTATTTGTGCAATCAATCTTTACATTTAAGTATCATCATCTTTCTCAGAACCCAAATCATTAAGTCTATCAAGATAGTAACGACGTTGTTCCCATGTCTGTCCACTTGTAGATCCTTTGCATGGGTTTATACATTCATTATGATCTGCTTCATTACAAACTAATCCTGCTAAATCATGAGGACATCCCATTTTACCTGTAGACCAGTAGAACTGCCCACCTATCCATTTTGCATTACACTTTGAACAGATTTTTATACTCATTTAAAATCCTTTGGATTTTTTCTTTGTCTTTGGTTTATCAATAACATGGATAACTGCACCTTTAATTGTTGGTGAGTGGCAATTATTCCACCACCATTCTTGTGCTTCTTCCCAAGATTCTACAACAAAAGTTTTAGTTGCAGAAACTATTTTGTAATGATGACGATCATAAGATTCACTACTTGTTTCAGAAAAGTAACGTGGATCGTTTTTTTCAATTAAGTTAGTCATACCAGTGTCGGATTACTCCGCTAATAATAAAGCAATTAGTAATAAAGTAGGTAACAAATATAAAAGTCCGTACCATAACAACGTGATTATCGTACTTTTTTGTTCTTTCGTCTGAGAATGATCCGAGTGCATACTTCCATATTCTCCATAGTCTAGTCATAACCAATTCGGTTTCTTGGATGGGTCACGAAGATAATTAGATG